TCATTTTGCAAATGTGGGGGGCGGGAAAATAATTTTTGGGGGTCGGAGTAGCAATTGCGGTGCCGAGCTAAAAAAAATGTCGGACATCGGACAGTTTTCGGAAACAAGTCGGACAAGGGCCTCTCGAATAATGCAGGCGGGACAAGGGTTATTCGCCCAAAGGGCCTAATGTCCGACTTTCCGAGTTTCTTATATACATTTTTACAACTTTTTTTTTTTTTCTTTTTTTTCTCATCGGACACCTCGGACATCGGACATATAAACGGATTTTTACCTTATGGAGTACTAAATCTCGTGGATTTGTGTATACTGCCTAAAAGTATAAGAAAATCAAGCACTTTTGGCCTGTGTAAGGCAAAAATTTCGTGTTTTGCGACTTAAACCATATGGGTTTTGTCCGACCAATGTCCGACTGTCCGACTTCCCAGTTGGGTTGGCACCGAGCTTGCAATAATAATGCAAAGGTCGTGCCTGACCGATGCGACCCCGCCTAGTTTTCGCCGTAGGTTCGCTTTGGCACAAGCTTGCGATTCGCAAGTCCTGTGCCATTCTCATTTTGCACGCGGGAAAAAGCCTATTCAAACTCCGTGCCAAGTGAAACCCTTGATTTATAAGCATTTTTCACTTGGCATGAAGTTTGAACTTCGCAAAATGCGAATTTGGATTTGCATGGAGCATGCTTTTATGCAAAGGCCGCGCCATAAATTCGCATTTGGTATTTGGCATGGAGCATGCTTTTTGCAAAGGGCATGCCATACCTCCAAACCTAGGGATGGTTGGCACGATCCTTGCAGAGGACCCGCGCCGATTTTTTTCTAAACAGCAATCTCAACTGTATCATTTCCGAGTACTTGACAAACTTCTCTCTCCCTGCCATAATCAAACAACCTCCCGGCGCACATATCAACAAGTTATCCACAGCCTAACTTTCCAATAACCTGATTCGAAAAAACTTATCCACAGCTTACAACAACACAAGACATACGCGAAGAAGAATCTACTGGATAGCTGACCACAACCCTATCCACCTCTTACAAACCTATCCACCTCTTACAAACCCAAGCTTCTCACTGGAATGCCTCAGGCGTCAATTTACAAGGGGTTATTATGCCCAGAAATAAATTGGCAAAACTACTGTTAGGTGATGAAAAGGCTGCCCCAGAGTCTTCCATTACCAAATTTGGCCTCGAAAACATAACCAACCTGTCCCATTTCCTAAAACAACGCGTTAATAACCTGGGTGTTAATGACTATGATCCACTCTATGAAATCGCCAAAATCGCGATATTAACTGATAAAGACGACCTTCGCTTCCGTTGTCATCAGGAATTGGCTAAATACGTGTATCCTCAGATTCGCTCATTAGAGATCCAAGCCAAGGAAGACAAGGAGATTAACATTAAAGTCTCCCTTGCAGGATATGCATCATCCAAAGACATACGCGAAGAGGAATCTACTGCTGACGATGAAGTAGAAGACATCGAAACAGAGGGTGACTTAGTACCAGAAGAGGACAAAAAATTCGACTATCAAGACTTTGTGTTGAAGCAAGCCTCAGAAAAGGGAAAGGATATAACCTAATGGAAGAACCAGAAAAAGAAGAAAAGCCTGAAGATGATGAACCAAAAGACATACGCGAAGAGGAATCTACTGAATCGGGGGGCGAAGGGAAGGAGACTGTGCCTAGCGAATGATGAACTATGGAGCTTAATATAGAACTACCCCATGATTACACCCCACGCTCCTATCAGCAGGAGGTGTTTGAAGCCTGGAACCGTGGAGCCCGACGCTTCGTCAGTGTGTGGCATCGGCGATCGGGGAAGGATAAGACCTGGTTGAACTTCACCATATGCCGGATGATGGAACGCGTGGGGATGTATTGGTATGTATTGCCGACCTATGAACAGGCTCGTTTGATTATTTGGGAAGGCTTAGGCAGTGGAGTGAATGAAGGCTACCCATTCATGGAGCACTTTCCGGAGGAGCTGGTAGCCTATAAAAATGACCAAAGGCTGGAAGTGCAGTTGGTCAATGGTTCGATATTTCGTCTGATAGGATCAGACCATGTGGACCGCATTGTTGGTGCTAATCCCGTTGGTGTGGTCTATAGTGAATATAGCTTGCAATATCCATCTGCATGGGAATTTATTCGCCCCATCCTTACTGAGAATCGAGGTTGGGCATCCTTCATTTTCACTCCAAGAGGAAGAAACCACGCCTTCTTCCTCTGGGAAAAAGCCGTGTCAGGAGCCAAAGGGTGGTTTGTGTCCATCAAAACCGTTGACGACACCCTACGAGATTCCGCAGACGAACGGGCAGAACTTGGACCTGGAGAGAGTCCCAAGCGAGTGATGAGCGAGGAAGACCTGGATGAAGAGCGTAAATCAGGGATGGACGAGGATCTCATACAGCAGGAATACTATTGCAGCTTCGTCGGATTTCGAGAGGGTTCATATTACGGCAGACTCATTGCTGAACTGTATAAGGGGAATCGGATTAGAACCGTTTCCTGGGATCCCAAATATCCTGTGTTTACCGGATGGGACCTGGGAATTGCTGATCAATGTGCCATCTGGTTCGCTCAGAAGATCGGACGAGAGATCTTCATGATTGACTATTACCAGAATAACGCGCAAGGCTTGCCTCACTATGTCAAAATTGTCAGAGACAAACCCTACGTATATTCAAATCACTGGGCTCCGCACGACATCCAGACACGAGAGTTTACCAGTGGCAGGTCTCGAAGAGAAGTTGCGAGAGATCTCGGTATTTATTTTAAAGTCACACCCAAACTGTCTGTATCAGAGGGTATCGATTACGCTAGAACAATTATGCCCCGATGCCACTTTGATAAGGAGAAGTGCGATCTTGGAATTAGAGCCCTAATTAACTATCACAAGGACTTTAATAACAAAACTCTGGACTTCAAATGGAATCCGGTCCATGACAAATGGTCACATGGGGCCGATGCCTTTAGATATATCTGTTACGGAATTGAATCAGAGGGTATTGAATACGAACGACCGATTGAATATGTCAGAGATTTCGAATTGTTTCCGGAACCCCGAGGTACCGATCTCATCGGTCAGGGTCTCCGTCCCGTCGAGATACAGAACGACTTTAATGTGTTTGGGGAGGGTAACCAACTGTACACCATCAGACCCCAATGGAACCTAGTGGAAGACACTTAATTATATGCCTCTGGTTTGTCATAATTTACTTTTTTCTGTGCTACAACCTACAGGAGTATAATCAGCCGTGGTGGGGAAGTATATCATCGCCATCTGGTTGGGTCTGGCAGCAGCACTTGCCACCAATGCCTTAGCGGCTAATACCCTGATAGATCCGGCCGATCCGGCTTTCGGGGGTAATCCGTCGGATAAATTTTATACGGTGCAGTCTAATGGCACCACCACCTTAGTTACCAACGGGACTGATTTTGGAGTTAATCAAGGGATTTGGGGTGCTCATCTAGGAGTACCATGCCATATCGGCAGCACACCATGTACGGCGATTGCCATCGCTCCCCCCAATGTGTTGATAGGCAAATGTAGCTTAATAAATCAAGCTTCGCCGTATGTCGCGCTTGGTTGGGCTGCCGATATTGGGATGTTTTTCGACCGAAATAATGAACCGCTGTATAATAAGACTACGGGAGGAGCCTATTCACCTGAATCGTACTCTGTGAGTAACGGTCAATATCAATTTTGGGACGATCATACGCCAGAAGACGTTTGTTATGCTTTAAATTCAGTTCCAGCAGGACCCAATTCAATTAGTGTGAGAGTTTCGGTAGTCGATACCGATGGTAGTATTAGCCACGCAAGCCCACCCACCACCGTAGCAGGGGCTGCCTTCGTTTTTCCAACGCTAACGACCCCCGTGTTGGTTTACGAAGGCACCCCTGTCCCTAACGCCGCAGGTTATCTCTTCTATGAGTCGATCAATAATCAGTCTTGGTTCCCTGCTCGATTGGTTTGGATTAACGATCCAGTAGTTAATAATGGGGCTTCGATTGTTAATGCTGGCCGAGGTTATGTTGATTGGGGATTACGCCACATAACCGATCCTCAAATACCTAATTCACCACCCGATACCGATCTCAATGCTTCTTGGTTTAGTAAGGTCACTTCGATGTCCGGAGCCAATCTGGTGGTGTCTACTGCTCCATCAGTTACCGGTGCTGTTGTTGTTGGCCACGACAATAAGCCTGCTCTTGATGCTGTGGATCAATATTGCCATAACCAGCCTGGTTCTGGCTGTCGTATCCGTTTTGGGGCTGGTAACTGGCTATTTTCTAAGTGGGATCTAACCCAGCCCAATATTAATAGCCTGGATATTGAGGGGATGGGTGTCTGGTCTACCAACCTGAAGCCCTTCGGTTGGGGTGATGCCACCTACTGTACCCGAGACAATGGTGGTCAGATTCATATCAATGGACCCTCGGTTAATACTGGCAATAATTTTACGATATGGAGTCAGTCCAGTGTCGCCGATTGTATTGCCATGATCTGGTCGGGGACCTGGACTCCACTCAACCTAGAAAATTATTGGGCAGGGGCTCCTGGTTCATCTAATCATCGAGGTATTGTTTGGGGTGACGGTGGTGGTTCAATTAGTGGGACCTTTCAGAATACCGAACAGAATGTCGATTTTGGTAACTCGGTCAATGGCGTCATCATGGGTATTAAATACTCTGGTGGTTGGCAGATCTGGCCTGGACCTAGAACCTCGTGCGAAGTTGGCTTCAGTGGAGGTAGTGCTAATATAACCTTTAACACCTGGGTCTTCGAGAATTCTTGGGGAGCGCTTTGTCCCGATGGTTTACCGAACTGGGGTAACCAAGGCAGTGGTGGTTATATTCAGGGACTTAGTATTACCAATCCATATATTTCCGATATGGGTTATTATAGCACTGATGATATTAGTAATGGAATGTGGATCAATCTGGTCTCATGTTCCGCATCGGGTCAGACTGTCACTTGCACCACCGCAACGGCAGCACCATTTATCGTAGGTCAACAGATTTATGTGGAGAGAACCTCGAATGGGGGCAATAATAATAGTCAGAACGGTAATTGGGTAGTATCATCGGTATTTGGTAATTCGTTTTCATTTATTGATCCGCAGGGAGGCTCCTCAGTTGGAGGCGATGCTAAGACCCTAGTGCAGCCACATGGCACCTTTTTTACCTCGAATGGCAATAACTGGTCAATTCAGGATTCTACTCTAGGCATCGCTGGCAATATCTACGGTGAGGGTGTTTTGTGGGCACAGACTTACGTTGCTGGCAACTATACCACGATGAAGAATATTGGTTCGGCTACTGGAGCTTTCGGGGCTATCTGTGATGGTAATTGCGATATTGAAAATAATCAATTTGATTATCTGCAATCGAATAGTGTTTGTATAGCTGAGTCTCGTTCTGGTTCGAGAGTCCAAGGCAATCGCTGTACTGGTGTCAACGGCAGTGTCAACAAGACGGCCTATCAGTTGGGCTATAGCTCCAATAACACAACGATGGGCTGTGACACTGCCGATCCTTTTTATCTATCTTATAACACTGGACTGAATTATTTGCAACAGTTTGCTAATGCCGGAGATAAAGTTCTTAATCTATGTCCGACTAGTACTGTAAAATGAATTCTAAGCGCAGATACTTTGCCCTTGGTGTGACTATGACTATGGTGGCCCTAGTGTGGGCCTTGCTGTGGTATGGTCATGCTTTGGCCTTGGTATTTGCACAGTTACCCTTCCCCGGTCAGTATATTGGACAGCAGTATGTTATTACCGATGCTACCTCCTGTACGGCTGGAGTGATCGAGGCTGGCGGTGGATCTTATACCTGTCCGGAAAAATGGTCAGGCCAATTTTGGTTACAAAACCCTGGGGGTGGTGGAGTCCCTGGACCTCCTGGACCCACTGGTCCGATGGGGCCTCCGGGACCTCCAGGTTCAACTGGACCGGGAGGACCTAATGGATTGACCGGAGCCAATGGAGCTACTGGTCCCACTGGTCCACCAGGTTCAACTGGTCCAAATGGATCTACTGGACCGATTGGTGCTACCGGAATAACCGGAGCTACCGGAATAACCGGAGCTACCGGTGTTACTGGTCCGACTGGAGTTGGTACGATTGGTCCTGTTGGGGCCACGGGTGCTGCTGGTCCGGTAGGTCCTGCTGGAGCTACTGGTCCTGCTGGAGCTACTGGTCCGGTTGGAGCCACAGGCCTGATTGGTGCCACTGGCCCTATTGGAGTTGGTACTCAGGGTCCGGTTGGTCCTACTGGGATAACCGGTGCCACTGGCCCTGCTGGTGCTTTAGGCCCGGCTGGTCCGGTTGGTGCCACTGGTCCAATTGGAGCCACCGGTGTAGTTGGTCCGGCTGGTCCTACCGGAGTAGGTGCCACTGGCCCTGCTGGTCCCACTGGTGTAACTGGAGCCACCGGTCCGGCTGGTCCTGTGGGTGCTGCTGGTCCGGCAGGTGCCACTGGTGTAACTGGATCTGCTGGTCCGGCAGGTGCCACTGGTCCAGTCGGTGGTGTTGGTCCGGCTGGTGCTTCGGGAGCTGCTGGTCCAATAGGTCCGACTGGTTTAACTGGTGCTGCTGGTCCGGTTGGATTGCAGGGTCCTACTGGTCCGCTAGGTCCTACTGGTTTAACCGGGGCCACTGGCCCAATCGGTCCTAGTGATAATCAGATGGTGATTGTCACTTCGGCACCGTATGGTGCTGTTGGAGATAATTCTACCGATAATACTACTGCTTTGAATTCGGCTTTTACCGCAGCAGGTTCGACCGGCACCGTTTATATACCTAAGGGGACTTACATCACCGGGCCAATCACTTGGACTGGCCAGAACATAATCTGTGAAGGTTCATTTACTGGAGGAAATGCCGGTAACACTGTCCTTAAAGGTAAGGCTAGTTCTGATATCTTAGTCTCACCTGATCCTAAGACTACTTCCTATAGTTTTAATTTAAATTCTCGCATCGAACACTGTGCTTTATTACTAAATGATAGCGTTAATGCCTCTGGTAGTTTTCCTAATCGCCTACCCGGTCGAAGTGCTTACGATTGTTCGATTACTACCGGTACCGCAGCACTTTCATGTACTGCTCAGGGTTTATTTACTCCTGGTGAAAAGGGTGCTGCGATTAGAGTCTATGGAGCAGGAGCAGCCGGAGGTAATTTAGATTCGACTATTTCAACTGTGACTGATCTACAACATGTTACTCTAGCCGGCAACGCTGGAACCACCGTTGGTCCATCGGCTAAGGTATACATAGCAGCACCAGTTCCTGGTCAGACTACTACTAATACTATTGGTAATTGTGCTATAGCCTTGCCTCTATCCGATGGCAATACTGCGGCTTGGGCTAATCCCAGTCAGCAGCAGACTGCACCCAATCACATGCAATTAGATGATGTGATGATTTCGACTACGGGTAATCTGCAGAGTAATGCTACCTGTGGTATATTTGACCAGAATGGTATTTATGATTCGGTATTTAAGGGTTTAAATATTACTGGTACGCAATGGGGTATCTGGGGCACCTTTCCACCGGCAGGACAAAATACTAGTACCTTCGTCGAAGCTCCTGATTTCAATACTTATATTAATTTGTTAATTTCTTCGGCGATTGCCTTTGGCTATCATACGGCCAATGGCCTTGCTTTTATTAATCCTCAACTATATATCAACGGGACTAATCAGGTGTCCGTCTTTAATTTACAGGGCTGTACTCAGAATTGTGGTAGAAAGTATGGCAATAGCTGGAATATTAACGGTGGATTCTCCGAAGGTGGTGCCACTGGTACCGGGATAACCTCATTATTTACTGGTTTCTGGCATCAGATTGAAAATTTTAATCCAAATCAATCTGGAGTATTTCAGTGGGATGCTAGTCAATCTCAGTTATTAAATGTTACGGTAGGCAATGGTTCGATTAATTCATTTACGGTAACTGGCTATAATAATAAGATTAAACTCCAATCCAACTATAATACCGGAGTTAATGTTGTTGATAGTGGTTTCGGTAATTATGTCTCGACGCAGTCGGCTAATTCACAGACTAATACGGCTCAGACTACCTGGGGTCAGATGGGAGATCGTTCGGAGATAATCCAAAATACTACTCGATTTTTTCCGGCCTTTTCTCAGACTGGTGATTGGCTGAAGGGTAATGGTGATACTCCTTATAATAACGCCGATGATTTATATATTTCCGGTCGAGACGCTGGATGGTATTCGCCTGGACCGGTTTATGCTCAGGATGCTGGAGCTACACCTAACCCTGGGGGTTGGTATGTAGCAATTCCGGCTAGTAATACTAACTATATCTGTACTTATCTAGGCCGTCAATTGACTTCACCTACTAATGTCCCTAATACCAGAGTACGTATGTGGATGAAGGCGAGAGTACCCACGGGAACCTTGACGGTTTCACCACTTTTAATTGATTTTAATAATACTCATACCTTTGGTACTTTTAGTGCTGCCTTGACTACTACTTGGCAGATATTTGGAGCCGACGCTGATTTAACTGGAGCTACCGGATTCTCTGGTGGTCAGTTATGTTTTTCATTTCCGAGTGCTACTGCGGCTTATCATGTGGCCTGGATAGGAATTTCGCCCTATCCGTCTTTCGGTGGGACATTACCTAAAGTCTTTGCTAATTGTGGTCCCTGTGGAGCCAATAATAAAGGCGATCAATGCGCAGTTAGCGATGATAATACGGCCTGTGCCTTTAGTGCAACTATAACCGGTGGTGGAACTAAAAATGCGTTGGGCTTTTGTAATGGTACTAATTGGGTCATGGCTGCTTGTAACTGACGTGATTGGCCCCAATGGCATTCCTACGCCTAATGGTTCCAGTCCGAGTCCAGTTTCGACTCCAACGCCTAAACCCCCAGGTGGGCCGGTTAAATGAGCCAACTTTTTGCCAAACCACAGATACCAAAACCACCGTTACCAGCACCACCAACACCTCCACCCCAGAATACTACCTTACAGGCTCAATTGCAGCAATTGGGCAGAAGACAAGGACTGGTTGCGGCAATGTTTGGCTATAAGAATCCATCGGGACCAACTTCGAGTCATAAGCTCACGGGGGAATAATGAAAAAGCTTTGGCCATTGCTTTTCTTGTTATTGTTGGCACAAACCTCAGTACCAACTCCACATTTTGCTCCTTATTATACTCCTGGATCTAAACAACCTATGCCACAATCAACCGTAATAGCTCCAGTTAATCCTAATTCACTCGGTCCGGTAATACCTTATCCTTATATTGGAGAGACCTTGCCCAAAACTAAAATAGGTCCTCAACCCCGTTCAACTGGAGATACTGGTTTGTTACATCCGCCAATACAGGCTCCGATTAGATAAGGCGTGGATGGCTAGGAAGCAAGATGATAACCCCTCCCCCTGGCATCATCTTCCATCATTGGCGGAATGGCCTAGCCATCCGCTTAGGAGAATTCAATGTCAATAGTGGACTCAGGTAATGATGGACAACATCGGCAACCGAATTACTATAATCCAGGAGTCGAATCGGGTCAGAAAAGTAGTATGTCTGGTTCCGGTCGGGTTGGAATGGTATCTGGTGGTGAGTCCCAGATGTCAGTGCCTAAACCTGCCAGAGATTGCATGGTCAAAACTACCACTGGATCAGCTGGTCCACGAAATCCTGGGGAGTTGACCCATGGCGATGACAAGTAGTTGTCAGCATTCTAATCGTTTTATTCACGTGACTTGGATAACCAACCAGTTGCGTGAATACCGAGAAATTTGCTACGACTGTCGGATGATTTTGAGGACATGGCGGTAGAAGACGAAAGAATTCAGGAACTGCTCTACCAGTATCAACAGCTATTGGCGGTACAAACCATTTGGTGGACAGAGTGGCAGGAACTTGCTGATTATATCTTACCTCGTAAGAATTCTATTGCTGTTCAGCGCATTCCTGGGTATAAGCGTACTCAGCGTCTTTTTGATTCTACTGCCCCTCATGATATGGAAATGCTGGCAAGTGCTATACATGGCACACTTACGCCATCATTTACCAAGTGGTTTGCTCTTACTCTTGTTGACGAGGACTTAGAAGAGAATCATACAGTAAGAAATTGGCTAGATGCGGTTAATAATCGGATGCGGGTGGAATTGAATAAATCTAATTTCAATGCCGAAGGCCATGAATTATACATCGATATGACTACTTTTGGCACTGGTTGTCTTTATGAAGAAGAAGCTCAAGAACGAGGCTGGTGGGGAGGCTTACGTTTCTCTGCAGTTCCTATCCAAAAATTTTGCGTGGCAGAAGGCGCAGATAATCGAGTTGATACAGTATTTAGAACAATACCCATGTCTTTTCATGCTATTAAAGGCAAATGGCAAAGTAGTCTACCAGAGGAATTTAGAGACTATCCAAAACCGGACGAATTGTTTGAGGTGATTCATGCTGTGGTACCTCGACAAGCTGGAAATAAAAAGGAGTATAGCTGGGATTCAACATACATACTATATAAGACCAAGACTATACTCTCCACTAAAGGATACTACGAATTTCCCTATATGGTTCCGAGATGGACTAAATACTCGGATGAAACTTATGGAAGGGGGCCAAGTCATACTGCACTTCCTGATATCAGAACTTTAAATAAAATGACCGAGATGGAATTGCGGAATTTGGCTAAGAATGTTGATCCACCATTAGGAGTAGTACAAGGAGAAGTGATTGGACCTGCTAGGATGATACCCGGTGGTATCACCATGTTGAAATCTGGTCGTGACAGTCTATTTCCAATTGATACCACCGGTAAATATGAAGTAGTCAATCTTAAGAAAGAAGACTTACGTAATTCAATTCATGGGATTTATTATATTGATCAACTACAGCTGAACATCGGACCGCAGATGACAGCGACTGAGGTCAATGTCCGTTATGACACCATGCAACGAATTCTTGGTCCTACGCTTGGACGGATTGATACGGAGTTTGCATCGCCTCTTATTGACCGTACATTTAAGATCATGTACCGAGCCGGATTGTTCAATCCGTTACCTGATGTACTCATACAATCACTCCAAAGCAAGCCGATTGGACTCCGTATCCAATATGAAGGGCCTCTTGCAAGAGCACAAAGATCCTCAGATCTCACTGCGGTTCAACAGTATGAACAGGTGATGGAGCCCCTGGCTAAACTCGATCAGGATGTAATTGATGTGATTGACTTTGATGAACTTGCTCGACATTCTGCCGAAGTCCTAGGAATTCCGAGTAAGGCCATCAGAGATGCTGCGCAGGTACAGCAGATACGTCAACAGAAGCAGCAGGCGATGGAGGAAGAGAAGCAGAAGCAGGATATGATGGATGCGACGGAAGGTGCCAAGAACCTATCACCTATGGTGCGTTCGGCGAGCCAGCGTCCACAGGGAGGTAGTCCGCTGGAGAAAATACAAAATGCCGGATCGGAGAGAGGTCAAGGAAGAGCTTAAAGAAGAGACGGTTGCTCGACTCGAAGATAAATTGTTGATTGTGATGTATCTTAAACGTATTGTCGATGCCTTGTTAGCGTGGGAAGTTGTGCGTAATCATGCGGGAATTACTAATGAATTAGGTGCGATTAAAGATATGTTAGATAAAGAGTTATTAGATGTCGCAGACAATAAGTGACGATGAGCTTACCAAGGCTTATTATTCTTGCTTTATGGGCAGTGATGCTGGTCATATTGTCTTACAAGATTTACGCAACAGATTCTTTGAAGCTACGTTTACTGGACCTGTTTCAGTTCATAATCATATTGATCCTGTTGCTATTGCTATTAATGTGGGGTTACGTGAAACTGTGATTTATATTCTATCGAAGATTGAAGAGTTTGAAATCATGCAGAGGACTTAGTAATGGCAGATGAAAATGGCAATTGGCGAAGTTCATTACCGGCAGAGTATCAGACGGATGAACGACTGGGTCGATTCAAAGACCTGGGTGGCTTCGTCAAAAGCTACATTGATATGGAGAAGTTCGTATCAAGTACTGGACGTGTTCCCCGGGAAGATTCAGATACCGAATCTTGGAATTCCTATTATAAGCATTGGGGTCGGCCGGAGAAGCCTGACGATTATAAGGTACCCGATTTACCGAAAGAGTACCAACTCGATAATGAATTCAAAGGTAATATTGTTAAGTTCGCTTATGACCTGGGACTCAATCAGAAACAATTCAATCAAATGATTAATTGGGGACTTAATCAGTCCCAGGGCATCTTCGAACAGCAACAAAAAACTAGAGATGGGGAACTCAATAATCTACGAACAGAATGGGGATATCGCTACGATTCGAATCGAGATCGAGCACACAAGACTATTGCGATGCTCACAGAGTACAAACGAGATCACCCTTTTGTTCAGTGGCTTGAATCCACTGGAAACGCCGATAATCCAACGGTTCTCAGATTCTTCCACGAATTATCCAACCGGCTAGGTGAAGATAATTTCGTCGATGAGCAGACTAAGCGCGAGACCAATGATCGAGACGAGGCCGGTAGGAAGATTCGTGAAATAATGGCCGATAGAAAGCATCCGTATTGGGTCGAAGAAGATCCAAGACATCGTGATGCCGTAGAAGAAATGGGACGTTTATATACTGTAGCTTACCCGGAGGAATAGCATGAATTGTCTTATTTGTCGAACTGCAATGGTATTAAAAGTAGCTGCATCTAATATGTATTCATGTCATTTCTGTGGTTTTCATGCCTATTTGTTGGCTCATCACTTGCCCACTAAACCAAAAGGACAGGGTAACTAAATGAACTGTACTTTATGCAGCAGACCAATGAATCAGTTAAGTTCGGCTAATATGTATCTATGTCCATATTGCGGTTACCAGGTTAATCTTCAGATTAATGTGATGACACCCAATAATTATGCCGTATCGGTACAAATTATGAATGGTGAACCATGAAGTGCCCAATATGCCGGCGTTTAATGCGCTTGTTTGGAACTAATACTAATTTATATGAGTGTCCTTATTGTGGCTATACTAACACTAAGGTGGCTGGATTAGTCGTTGCCCAGATTGGTTCAACCATAATTTCTGTGACAAGACAATCCACACCGAAACATGAATAATGCCATTATCAGGGACTGGTCAGAGTATACTTAATGCCTTCGTCCAGGAATACGGACCTAAAAAAGGTAAATCCGTGTTCTACGCCAAGGAAAATAAAGATAAGAAGTTTGCTCGATTGGTTAAGCACGGTAAGAAAAGAAAAAAGCGGAAATCCTGAAAGCACAGGATCGCTGTTCGATGTTGCTCGGTAACAACTCCCGCAAGGGGCAAAGTTGTAAAGGACTGTATTATGAGAATTATAAGTGTCCTTTACAATTACTCAGGCATTTGTCCAGCAGTATCGTAACAACGTAATCCATCTGGCGCAACAGAAGGGTTCGCGGTTACGGTCTACTGTTCGGACCACACCTAATATAGTAGGTCTCAACTACTATTATGAGAGGATCGGGGCGACTGCCGTTCAGGTAAAGACGTCTCGACACTCACCTACCCCGCTCATTTCGACTCCCCATTCCAGACGTAGGGTATCAATGAACACCTACCAATGGGGTGATCTAGTCGATAATGACGACCAACTAAAAATTCTAATAAATCCAGAGTCAGAATATGCCATCGCTGGCATGAATGCGTTTGGCCGTATGACTGACGATGTGATTATTGCCTCGATGTTGGGAACAGCCTTTGCTGGACCCGATGGGGCTACTGGTGTGACCCTCCCAACCACTGGTGGCCCTTTAACTACCGGGCAATATGTTGCAAGAACTGCTATTAATAATGATCTATCGATTCAGTCCGGTCCTACTGGTGGTACTAACGATGCTAGTACTTTGTCTCCACAACGATTAAGACAAATTAAATATTTATTCGATGTCCAGGATGTCGATCCGGATGAAGAACGCTTCATTTTGGTTAGTCCGGCTAATCTAAAAAATATGCTCACTTTCATTCAAGTAACCAGTGCCGATTATAATACGGTAAAGGCATTGGCTGAAGGTGCCATTGATACTTATATGGGCTTTAAATTTATCATGTCGAATCGTATTCCTCAGGTAGGTGTCGCTTCACCCTTAGGGATTACTTATCAACCGATTGCTACGGTATCTAATACTAATGATCGATTGATGATTGCATGGGCTAGGGCAGGCGTAGGCTATGCTCTACAAGAAGATGTGAAGACCGAGATCGCCAAGAGACCCGATATGTCATTCTCAACGCAAATTTACATGGAGATGGTCATGGGTGGCACTCGTATCGAGGAAGCCAAAGTGGTCGTTTCTCCGGTGGCGGAGGTATAACGAATGCCTACTTGGGTCTCAGATCAAATTAATACAATTTATTCAGGAGTGTTGGGGGGAACTGCTACTGCTGGCGTTGCTGGTGGTCCTATTTTCCCAAGAGCTACCGAAATTAGAGGAATTTTTAAAGTATATCGTTTCACTGTGGAAGCAGCCACACCTAATCCAATCCCCGGACAAGCAGCCGGATCATTGGCTGCCGGCGATACTTTGGTATTGGCTTGGTTAAATCCCACCGAGAGAATTTATTTTGGTAGAGTCTATTTTAATGCCTGGACGGCCGGTCTTACTTTGTCAGTAGGGAAATTAGATAAAAATAATGCGGCTAACACCGACGCAGTACACTATAAAGCGGCTACTTCGGTGGCTGCGGCTGGCACTTATGATTTAGATACTAATATGACTGAGCAGGTCGGTGCTGATCCCTTAGGAGACCAGACTACGGGGAACCTGATTCCTATGTTTGGTTCCGACAAGGTCTGGATTACAGCTACTATAGCGGGTGGCACCCCTGCTGCCGGTTCAACCCTAACCGGTTTTATCATGGTGGTTGAAGAAGGTAATTAAACTTGGCTCCTGTTGCTGTGGTCCGGTCGAGCCAAAATTCAATAAGGAGGAAGACCAGCATGGACGAACGTGGACGGCGTCGTCGTAAAAAGGGCGGTCGTCATGGCCGTTACTAAGTAACGACAGGGGAGGATGTGGAGTAATCGGGAGTCAGCGCAATAACACCATCCTCCCCAAAAGGACCTTATGCCATCGGAAGGTGCAATTACTGCTGCTACTGATATTGATATAGTAAATGCTGCTCTGCTCAATTTAGGTCAAACTACTATCAGTCAGTTTGGCCAGAATATCGGTACGGGTAGGGTTGAGCAGGCTTCTTATAATATGTCTCGGGATGATTTATTAAGAAGACAACCTTGGAACTTTGCCCGAAAATGGGCTTCTTTAGCTCTGCTGACGGAAGTTCCAGTTGGCCTCGATTTTATGCCGGAGACTGCTGGTAGCCCTGGTCTAGTCCAGTTTACCCGAGCCTTCGCCTTACCGATTGATGCCATTCGTATTTTTCGTTTTTCTCCTAAAGATGCTCATTGGAGGATAATTGGCAAAGCGCTCTACACGGATGCGACACCCCCGACCACAACCGCTCCTCTATTGGGACTGCAACCGCTTGGTAATAATGGTACTGATAATCAGCCATCCTCGGCAACTACCATCGGTCCGCCACTTTCTGTCGGTATCGAGTATATACGGCAAGAAACCGATCCGAATATGTGGGATGCCAGTTTTCGTCAGTGTTTTGTGTTTAAACTGATGAAGGAAATGGCGATGGGTATCACCGGCTTGAATCAAGCCTATATGATAGCTAAAGGTGAATATGACGATGCAATGGCTCAAGCTGCTGCTATCAATGGTATTGAGAACTGGCCAGATGAGTATTGGAATACCGATTTGACTACTCCACGCTACGGTTACATCGGAGTAACAATTCAGGGGTACTGATGCCACGAACCGAGATCATCAAGAACAATTTTAATGGTGGAGAGATTTCACCTAATCTGCTCGGTCGTACTGATCTGGGTAAGTATCACAATGCTTGTGAATCGATTACTAATTTCATTGCTAAGGTACAGGGTGGTTTAGAACGTCGAGCAGGTACTCGTTATATTTGTGATGCTCGTGGTCCATCGCGACTAATTCCCTTTGTTATTAGTGTTGATCAACAGTATGTTCTAGAATTTGGGCATCAGTATATTCAATTTTATACCAATGATGGTCAAATTCAGATTGGTCCGAATTATCCTTATGCCATTCCTTCTCCTTATCAGCAATGGGAGTTATGGGATATTCATTATGCCCAACTAATTAGCACAATGTACCTGGTTAATCCTAATCATCCGCCGATGAAATTAATTAGGATTAATGACACTAACTGGTCATTAGTTATATTATCGCCATTTGCTCCTCCGGCTTTTACGTCAGATCAGGATATTGGTTCTTCAGGGGAACTTGGTGGAATTCAGGTAGTTATTGAAGTCGTTGCTGATCCGGCTCATCCTAAAATATTATCAAGCTATCCAGTCTGGATTAGAGGAGATGTAGGTAAACAGATTGTAGCTGGTACTGGTGTTGCATATATTGGTGGTCTTGAAAATGCTCCAGGAGTAACCGATCCGTATACCGGTGCTTTACTATATGCTCAAGCCGATGTTAGTTTTCAAGAACCATTCGATAAAGTATTTTATAATCCCGGTGAATGGTTCATGCGAGGTGGTCCCTCCGGTTGGTTTTCTCCTGGTATCATTGAGAATCAGCCAACCCATACTTATTGGCATGGAGCACCACCAAGAGCCTATGGTAATAACGTTCCCGTTTATTCTTTAGCAGCTCATCCGACCGATGCTAGCTGGCAAACCTCGACTGGCACTGCTTATCAAAATATTCAATATTTAGCTGGCACCATTGATTGTTTTAGATCAATTGATTATGGTGTGATGATTGCCTTTGATGGTGGTTATGGCATGATTACGGCAGTGCAGACTTCTTATCTGGTAATCGTGACCATGTTGAATGTCACCAAGGTGCATGAACAAGATGCCTATGGTGGCCCTTTGATGGCTCCAGTGCCACCAGGTGGTTGGGTTTATGATTTTGCCTGTTATGGTCCTGGAAACTATCCTCATGCTGTTTGTTTCTACGGTGATCGCTTGTATTATGCCGGCACCGAAGGCCCTACTCCTAACACCATTTGGGGTAGCAATGTAGGTGATTACGATAATTTTGCTTTGGGTTCTGGTGATGCCGATGGTATAAGATTTACTATTAATAGCAGTTCGTTTGAGCACATCCATTGGATGACGGTATATCAGGGTAATATAGTTTTAGGTGGTCTCAAAAATGAATATATTGTTAATGGCGGTGCTGGACAGGCAGTACAGTCGGCCGGTGCTCCAATCACTCCTTCTAATATTAATGTGATTAAACAGTCGCAATATGGAGTAGCAGCAGTCCAAGCAATTGAGATTGATAATGATTTGTTTTTCATTCAGCGTGCTCAAACCAAGGTTTATCAGTTTGCCTTTAATCCTTTGACTAGTTCCTATGGTAGCCGTAATCTTAATGTGCTCAATGAGATTGTTACCAAGGCTCACGTTAAGGAGATGTTTTTTCAAGAGAATCCCTATAAGGTAATCTGGTTCACCGATTGGGCTAATAATTTATTTGGCTTGACTTATGATAAGGAACAGGACGTGTGGGCTTGGCATCGACATGAAACGGGTAAAGACTCAGAAGATCGAGTAATTAGTATTTCGGTGATTCAGACTACTGGTGATACTCTGGATGAACTCTGGTTACTCTGTCAGAGAGTTCGTGGTAATACTACTACCTATACTATTGAGATAATGGATAATTCGCTTTATCTCGATAGTGCTTCACATCAGGTTTTTACTACTCCAGTAACCTCAGTAAGCAATCTCCAATACTTATTGAATCGCGAGGTCATGGCAGTGGTTGATGGCAAGGTAATGCCCCCGATCACTATTTCATCGACTGGGATTTATCCTTTACCGGCTGCTATCAGCGGTTTCGATGTACAGGTAGGAATACCGTTTATTTCATCGGCTCTAACCGTTAGGCCCGAGCCTAAATCCACGGTGCAGGGGTTGATCAAACGATGGGTGCGATTATGGGCTCGGGTCTACTCTTCGATAGGTCTCTATTTGAATAACCAAGAAGTTATCTTCAGAGAAACCGATATGATCATGGGACGAGCCGTACCACAGTATACCGGTGATGTCTCCGTAGTTAATCTGGGTTATGATCGGGATGGCAGGGTCTTAATTGAACAACGGCAACCATTACCATCAAACATTCTTGCAATTTTTGGAGCCTTCGAAGTCAGTGATGGTTTTTAGAAAATATTATCCACATGATCTTTGGTATGTACTTAATCGAGATACTGTAGCCAAGCTTGGTTTCTCCACTGAAGATAATGTTGATTCACATACCAACTGGACTGCAATAAGTGGTCGCAGAATTTTAGGCTGTGGTGGTTTTCGTAAATTTTGGCGTGGAGTCTATGAGTGTTGGTTAGCGGCAGAGTATAAGGACTTCTACCTGCACAAGTATCAGGCGATCCATTTTATCCAGAGGAAGTTAGATGAGTTCAACGCCCATCGATTGCAGGCCACTATTATCGAGAGTAGTCCCCGTGACATTCATTTTGCCGAAGTCTTAGGTTTCAGCTATGAAGGCCATCTAAGAAAATATGGGCCTGATGGTCAAACCTACGTAATGTATTCCCTGGTGAAGTAGATGGCTCCATTCATGGCGGTTGCCTTGCCGGCTGCATTTGGTGGCTTAGGCGCACTTACCTCGACTATTGGGGCAATTGCCCAATATCAGCAAGGCCAGTATGCTAAGACAGTAGCCGGCAGAGAAGCAGCAGCTTATGATATTCAAGCTAAGCAAGTACAGCAGGAAGCCGGCCAGCAAATTGAAGTTCAGGATTATCAGGCTTCACATTTATTAGGTCGATTAGTTGCGGGAACGGGAGCTTCCGGGATAACTTCGGAAGGTTCACCCAACGTAATGTATAATACTTCGGCCGATGAAGCTCTGCTAAACGATATGTATACCAGATACGCCGCTAATGTTAAATCTACTGGCTTAGAATATCAAGGGACATTAACTAGGGCCGGTGGAGCACAAGAGGCTCAAGCGGCTACTTATGGAGCTATAACTCAAGGAATTACTGGACCCATTAGTTCCGGGATTGAAGCCTATAGCTTAGCAACTAAGACTGGTTATCCCAGTTACGGTGATTGGAGTGACAGACTTGGCGGTAGATTTGGTGGTACGGCTTAATGGCTGATCTCGAAATTGGTCCACAGGCTACTGGAGGCTTCATTAGTCCCACTCCATCCTTCCCTAAGACTGCCCCGGTCTTGGAAGAGATTCAACGTAGTACTGCCGAAACTGACGCTACTATGCGTCATGCAGTAACCCTGTTATCGGAAATAGAAAAACAAAAACAATATGATACTGATACCGAAGCCTATATGGAGTATAAAGATAAATCGTCTGATTTACGTGATCGATTAAATACCGTATCAGATTTAGGTCAAAGACATCAACAGTTTATTGCCGGTAATTCTCAAATTTTAGATGATATTAAAAAGAAGTATCCTAATATTTCTCGCGTGGGTTATAAATCGATTGAGAGTAGTTTCGATGCAGATAAACGGGCTTTCATAGCTAAATCGGCTACTGATGGTGCAGCCCAGATTAGAAGAAATCTTAGCAAGTTCTACGATTTATCCAAACGACATGGTGCCTTAGCCGGATCGGACGCTGAACGTGATAATGTGATGAATGTTTTTAATCAACGTGTAATGAATTCTGGTCCACTAATTAGTAGTGATGAAAAAGACGATTGGATAGCTAAACTTAAAATGGATATTAGTAAGGAACATCTTGATATGCTAGCCGCAGCTAAACCAGAAGATGTTCTTAATATGAATCCAGCCGAGGCAACTAAGATTGGAGTCTTGCCCTCTAATGTACTGGATGCTCAGGTTAAAGCTGCCACAATACTTTCTAATCGTCACAATGCAGCCGAAGCTAGTCTGCAAGGGCAAAAAGAAAAGAATCTTGAAGCTGCTATGGCAAATCCTAGTAATACTTCCCAGATAATGGAATGGGGTCGTACCAATCAATTACCGGGAGGCATGGCACAAGCTGAAGCTATCACTGGTCAAATCGGTGATAAATTTGAACCAAATCCTGGTCTAACTGGTAGCATCGTAAGCAGTTTAATTTCTCATCCAGGAAGTCCTACTGAGTTTAAATTGTGGTTTAATGAGACTATTCGTCCTCAGATGTATCATATGAATCCTAATGATGTTAGCCAAATAATAGGAGTGTATCAAACTGAAGCTGCTGAAAGATCAACCGAATGGACTAACAGTATAAAAGATGCTGCTAATGAGGTTATGGCCAACCAACATCGTTTGATGGGCAGTGATGCGTATGGCGTAAATTTCTTTAGTGGCAAAATGAAGACAGATACGGTTCAACATAATTCGGATGTATTGAGAAATGCCAATAATCGTTTTAGAGAAGCCAAGAACACAGGTGAAATAGATCAGATTAAAAATTATTTTATAGATCACGATAATCAATATTACGAGAAGACCTGGGGTACTCCTGCTAAACCTACTGCTCCAACTCCGGCTACTGGAGGAGAGATTAAACGAGAATGACTGACATCTTAGATAGATATAGATATCACGAAGCTAAGCGTATCAATGAAAAGCAACAACAATATCGACCAGGCATAGCTCAGCGATTGCAGACTGCCGAAGAAGGAGTGCTTGGTAAGCCCGGTGGTGGTTTTGGTACATTATTGCAAGGTTTATTTTCAATTGTGTGGCCCGAAGCAACAGTAGGACAAATTGGCGGAGAAAAATTAGGAAGACTTCTTTTACCGCAGGGACACGAGAATCTACAGTCTTTAGTGGAATTACTTGGTGGGGCCGTTGGAGCCTTAGGTGGAGATCCAGAAGCCGTAACCAGTCTAATTCAAAAAGGTTTTAGTCGGGAGGGCATAGAGGCAGCCCAGAAGGAATTTGGTTCACAAGCGACTCAAGCAGAAATTTTTAAAGGAACCGAAGAGGCTTCTGCCAGAGCCTATAAGAATTTTCAAAAAATGTTAGGTGGGACTGGTAAAAAGGATACTGAAATAAAATTTAATGATTTCAATAAAATATTGATGAAGGGCGAGGGTTATTTGCATTCGGCCCAAGTCAAGGCGATGTTGATGAATCCTCGTATTTCTTTACAGAAGCTTCTTACTGATACTATCAATCTTCCAGTACAGGCTGTCTTTAAGGGCATCGGAGTAGGCCAGGAACAGGGGATGATGGATGGAGTTAAGACTACCCTATCGGCTTTACAAGCCTATCGAATGACTTTCAAGGATGCTCTTAGATATGGCATCCAATCGGCTAAGACTGGTGAACCTGAATTCCTTAGGACCTTAGGATGGGATGATAAGGCTCTTACTTATGCCGGTGAATCGGAAAAAGCCTGGATCGATTCGGAGCATGCATCTGGTCTTCGATTTCTTCATTCGTTTACTGATTCTTTGAGTGCTGCTTATGGCTATGGCACTCGGATGATTATGGGTGCCGATCAATTTGCTAAGGCAATGGCCTATTCTGGTGAAATCAGGATGGGAGCCTTTCGTGATGGCCTAGAGCAGGCCGAACAACGTGGCTTAGTTGGTGCCGCTAAATACCATTTTGCCGATTTGTGGCAGGAAGAACTATATAATCATACGCCTGATTGGTTACATGAATCAGCTACTCAAGGCATGATGAAGTCTACCTTTACTGATCAAGGTAATGTAATTATGCAGTGGTTACAACAAGGCAGACGAATACCTGGAGTACGGGTAGCAGTACCGTTCTTTAGGACTCCGATAAATCTGATGAAAGCCGGTCTGGAAATATCTCCACTCAATCTGTCTTGGCTATGGAAGGGTGATCTCGAACAGAATGTTGCTATGGGCAAATTTGTAGTAGGTTCGGCTATATACTATGAACTCGCCGAACAGACTGCCCGAGGCAATATTACTGGAGACGGTCCATCAGGTCCAGGCAAAGAGCAGTGGCCTGGCTATAAACATCCAAGAAGCATTCGAGTAGGAGGTAGTTGGTATAGCTATAAAAATTTAGGACCATTTGCCGAAATAATTTCTTTAGCGGCTGACTCTACTGAAATGTATCATGGCAGCCAACAACCTGATCAAATGCAGCGATTAATTGACACGGTTGGCAAAGTATTTGTACAGCAGGCCGAACATGCTCCATTTTGGGAAGAAACATTTAATCTGTTACATACACTCGATTCATTTAAACAAGGTGGTTTAGATCAGACTGGTAAAGAATTCTTATCTAGATTGGGAACTTCTTTCCAACCTTCACCGATTAGAGAAGAGGCTCAAATCGAAGATCCAGTAATTCATGATGCTAAAACCTTAAAAGATAATTTTGCCGAAAATGTTCCAGGTTGGGGTAAACATTTAGGTCTACCAACTTCATTTAGCGTACCGGCTAAACAAGATGAATATGGTCATGATGTTCATCCGAGTGGGGCCTACGATGCTACGGGTGGAGTATCTAAATTACATTATCTAGCTAATCAGATTAATCCATTTCCTACTTACCCCGATTTGAAACCAGATCCGGTAGACGAAGAGCAGTGGAAACTGGGTATGCAGCCCCTCAAATGGCCTACAGCTTACTTTGAGAATCCTGAACCCGGTGCTAAGTTTGATCCCAATGCTAGTATTGCACTATCGCCGCAACAACAGAAAGAATTAGCTGATTATGCCGGTCATGAATATAAACCCGGTGGTCTAGATCTCCATGATCGAAAACTTAAAATGATTCAGAGCTCTATTTATCAACGAATGGATCCTGCTAGTAGAAAACAACAACTAGAAGGACTTCAGAGTGGCTATATATCGGCTGGTCAAGCTTATATTAGTCGAAAATATCCTGGATTAAGACAGCAATATGCAGATAAACAGAGACAGATATTTAAACTGCGAGGTCCCGAGGCATTTAAGAGCACCTACGAGGAGCAATAATGCCAGTCCAGAACACGGTTAACAACGTCTCCTACGTAACCGACGGCCATCTGACATCTTTTCCGATACCATTTTATTTTATTGAACCGCAAGATCTATCGGTTTATAGTATTGATCATGCCAATAACGTTATCAATTATCAGTTAAACACCGATTACAATATCGTTGGCACCCCCAATCTCTATGGTGATTATGATACCGGTGGTAATGTTGTCTTCGTTGTTGTTCCACCGGCTAATCTGACTCTCAGTATTATTCGTAAGACTCCTGAGAACCAGATCGTCCGATTCTACAACAACAGTGTTATCGATGCTAATACTTTAAATCATGTTATCGATAAACTCACCCTAGAGATTCAAGATAATGCTGGTCAGATGGGTCCGCAAGGTGCTCCAGGACCGCAGGGACCGATAGGACCGCAGGGACAACCAGGACCACAAGGTATTCAAGGTATTCCCGGCACTGCTGCCCAACAGGGAGCCACCGGACCGCCTGGACCTCCAGGACCACAAGGACCAGTTGGAGCCACTGGACCCACCGGAGCCACAGGTGCGACCGGTGCCACCGGAGCCACCGGACCACAGGGTTCTCAGGGTATACAGGGACCAGTTGGACCGGCTGGTGCTCCCGGAGCCACACCTAATTGGAGAGGTTCTTGGTCGTCTACTACTGCTTACGTAATTAACGATTCAGTAACCTATCAAGGCTCCTCCTATATAGCCTTAGCCGGTAGTACCAATGTAGCTCCTGGCTCTAATCCGGCAATATGGCAATTAATAGCAGCAGCCGGTGCCACTGGACCTACTGGACCTCAGGGTGCTAGTGGAGCACCAGGAGCCACTGGTGCTACCGGAGCAGCAGGGCCAGCCGGACCAGTCGGAGCTACCGGACCCACTGGACCCACTGGTGCAACTGGACCAGCAGGACCTACAGGACCAGCCGGACCTCCCGGAGCTACCCCTAATTGGCGTGGTACTTGGTCATCGGCTACTTCATATAATGTCAATGACTCGGTTACCTATAATGGTTCTTCTTATATTGCCCTACTAGCCAGTACCAATGCTCCACCCGATACTAATCCAACCAGATGGCAATTAATAGCCCAAGCTGGTGCAGTGGGACCAGTTGGACCACAAGGTACCGCTGGACCGGCTGGACCGACAGGCGCTACCGGAGCCACGGGTGCTACTGGAGCTACCGGACCACAAGGACCAATAGGTGCTACCGGCCCCACTGGACCACAAGGACCTCCCGGAGCTACGCCGAATTATCGCGGTTCGTGGTTATCGACCAATGCCTATGCGATTAATGATACCGTAGTCTATCTGGGTTCATCCTATTTAGCACTTAAGGCTAACACCAATGTAGTTCCCGGCACCGATCCTACCACCTGGACTATCATAGCCCAAGCTGGTGCCACGGGGCCAGTAGGACCTCAGGGTTCGACTGGGGCTACTGGTGCTCAAGGACCACAAGGACCTACTGGATCAATTGGACCACCGGGACCTCAGGGACCGACTGGATTGACTGGACCAACAGGACCTCAAGGACCCACTGGACCGGCTGGTGCTGGTGGTGATCCGAACTTTATGGGTTATGTTAGTGGTATTCCAACGATCCCTGCCACACCACCAGGAGGAGGTAGTTATACTGCCGGCAATTACTATATGAATTCTAATCCTGTTCCTACTGGACCGGAAGGGTGGGTCTACTGTACCGGTTATGGCTGGAAAACTAAGGGGATCATCGGTGATTAATAAACTGTTTTTACTGATTGCTCTACTCATTGCCACTCCGGCTTGGTCGGCCACTTACTATGTTAGTAGCTCTAGCGGTAACGATGGCTACACCGGTCTAGCAGCAAATCTACCATGGAAAACCGTTAATAAAGTAAACATTGCCTTGATGAACGGTAAGGCAGCACCTGGTACTATAGTATGTTTTAAGGGTGGCGATACTTGGACTTCGACTTCAAATACGGCTGGAGTCAATGATGCCGAATTAGATATAAGTGGCATGAATGGCACTGCCGCTAATCCTATAGTTCTTGGTGCCTGTAATGGTTTTGGTACGGGTTATCCGGTATTAAATGCTAATAATACGGCTAATTTTGGTGTAGCAGCTGGAGCTACCACCCCACCACCGGCGATACCGACCACCCAGAATATAAGCTATGTCACTATCACCGGCTTCGAAATCAAAGGAGCACTAATTCAGGCACTCACCTTTCAGTCCTATAGGGGTACTATTACCAACGTTACCTTCTCCGGTAACTATATCCATAATACTGGACCCGGCTGTTCCAATACTACTGGCGCTTGTGCTGGATCATCAGTGTCTTATGATAATCAATTAGACTTCGAAGATACTGGTGGTGGTACTGGTGTGATGTATAATGACGGGGTTAGCATGATTAATAATACCGTCAAATACACCGGTGGCTGGAATTGCCTTGAAGTTCACTACGACGGTGGTGCATCGGTAATCCAGAGCAACACGATTGGTCCCGGCTGTATCCATGGCTTCATCGATGTTAAAGGGATTGGTGGCACTGGTCGGCAAGCTCAAATTACCAATAACACGGTTCAAGGTGGTCAAGCCGAAGGTCTCTGTACCCTGTACACGGGCTGTGCCGTCGCCTATTATACAGAAAATGGCATTAACCCTAACTCTAACATACTGTGGTCGGGTAATGTTTCCTATGATATGAGCGGGGGTATCCATATCTGTCTAGGTGGTGCCATCTCGGCAGCTACGGTTAGTCATACCTACAAAATTTATAATAATACTTTCTATTCTACTTCATCGAGTGGTTACGGTCCAGTTGCTGATTTTAACTGTACTGGCAGCAGCACTGGAACTTTTAACCCCGGCAGTATTGATATTCAAAATAATGTGTTTGATGTCGGTAGTGCTGCTGGTACGGTTCCAACTGTTAATATGCCATCATCTTTAAGTTCTTGGTATTCTTCCTGTACTCAAGACTATAACGATATGGGTGGTTCTCAGGGTGGCACTGGTTTAAATGGCTGCAGTGGCGCAACCCTGAATACCCACGAAGTCAATGCAGTTAATCCACAATACGTTAATGCTGCGGCAGGTAACTTTAACTATCAAAATACTTCGCCACTAATTGGCGTTGGTAATCCATCACTAACTGGTAATAGTAATATCGGAGCCTATGCTGGAGTAAATACAGGGGCTACTCCAACTCCTGGGACTTCTCCTACTCCTCCTGGACCTACTCCTACAGCAACCCCTACTCCAACTTTGCCGAGTCCATCGGTCAGCCAGACTCTTAAAAATTTTCATGCCTATGGTGCCCTTGGGATGAATGGTCTATCGGGTGCCGGTGACTATATTACTGGGGTGAATGTTAATGACTTAATCCATCCTTATGCCTATGGAGCCAAATGTGACGGTACTACAGATGATACTGCTGCATTTGTTACTAACAATCCTTCTGTTATGTCTACTCTTAATGCACGACCATCGGCTTGCGTCTTACTTCCTACAGGACTTTGCGTGGTTAATCAACCACTCACCATAAATATCGAAGGTGGCTGTATTATCGGCCAAGATATGTCTGGTCTACAGATGAATGTAGCTAATTTACCTCAAATCTCAGTAAATGTTCATCAGTTTAGACTATCCCATATTAGACTAACTCGCACAGTCACAGCAGTTTCTGGTGGTGATGGTATCGTAGTTAATAATGATGCGGATAATCCAGTTATCGAATATATCTGGGAGCAAAAAAGTTACTATGGTCTTGATCTACATGGGGCATCCTATGGTAGAATACAGTATGATATCATCGGTCAGAATATAGTTGATGGTATCCTCATGAATTCTTTGGTTGGTGCTGAACAGTGGAACATTACCGATGTCTTATCAGTCAGTAATGGTGGCAGTGGTTTTCATGCGGTTAACACCACTGGCACCTTTAATAATTTAGCACCATGGATACACCCTTATACCTGGAATAATCACCAGTATGGTATATTTATTCAGGGTGGTGGTGCTCCTGGTACTGGTATCTATGATGGACAAATTGTGGGATGGACTTCTAGTGGTGACTGTTTAGCCGGTATCCTATTAGACACTGCTGGTGGTGATTATTCGGTGACTAATGGCTACCAAGAATTTGGTGGTAGAATCTCTGGCTGTACCCCTCCAGGTGGTTATGGTATTGGAATTATATTAGGACCAACCAATATTGGTCCAATCATTATCAGCAATAATGTTATCTCTTCTAACGCTAGCTACGGTATCTATGATCAATCGAATTACAATGTCCAATATAATAATAACCAGGTTAAACTAAATGGAGCCAGTGGCGTAGTGTTCACTGGTAGCTCACCAGGATACAAACAACTTACTGGTGGTTTCATGCAAGGCAACACCGGCTATGGTGTAGCCGATAGTGGAACCATACCGGTATATGAAGTCGGAGTTATGTGCTTTGGTAATTCTAGCAGCCCTTATGCCGGACCCCTAGCTAGTGATATTGGTGGTAGGTGTCCTAATTAAACCATGACTCCCACTCATCACCGAGAGCCTGTGCGCCTATATTATGTTTTAACTGTAACTGACTTAGAACTCGTGCTTCGATTGTACGCTCAGTCAGCAAATCAATATATAGCACCTTATTGTGTTGTCCTATACGATGCAGACGATCTTCCGATTGAATTCTATGTTCCAGATGAAAAGAATTGCTGAAGTAGATGGCAGTGGAAGCTTGCACTAAATTAAGCCCATGCATCGCCGTGGCCGGATTACAAACTAAACCTTGAAGCTTACCTTGAACAAATAGTTCAATATATTTAGTGCGTTCGGCTACGCCAGTGTTACCGTAGATTTTTTGAGTTTTGATATTTTTATCTTGTAGACTAGTATGAATCATTTCTATGTTCATTATGTAGTTAGCCCATACTACAAACTGTCGATCACCTATTTCATTTTCTATAATTTCGGCTAGAACAGAATATTTCTCACAACTAATAAAAGTGCCACTGGTAATAAGAAGGCCGTTAGCAATTTGATGTAGACGTTCCAACTGAACCAGTAAGGTTGAGGCGAAAATCTTCTTATTGGTTTTCTTAAGTTCGACATAACCTTGCTCCTTCATTTGGTTGTAGTAGCGGGATTGCTCGGCAGTCATCTCGACACTGCGTATAGTGTGCAACTTGTCGGGTAAGTCCAAACAGTCTTTCTTCAAAATCCTAATAGAGAATGGTGCTATTATTTCTTGCAACCGCGTTAGGTTCTTCGGTCCAGTAGTGATAGTGACTCGGTTGTCTAGTTGTCTGGTGTAGCAGAAGTCATTGCGGAAGGCGTAAAAGGAACGATATGGGATTAGATTATTTCCTAAGAACTGTATTTGACTATATAAGTCTTCTGGTGACTTCAATATGGGAAACCCTGTCAATATCCGTCGATACCTTGCTAACTGTGATAGAGCTATTATTTGCTTGGTTCGGATTGCTTTAGGGGTCTTGATTGTGGTAGATTCATCAATAATCCAAAGGGTCTTTAATTTGGTGGCAAAATTTTTAACATAGGGAAATATTCTTTTATGAGAGAATGCTTCGATATTTATTAAGAATAGATATAAACGTTGATAAGGATTCTGATAGGCATACTCAAGTAACTGTGCCTGGTTTTCTGACATGCCTCCGATCCATTGAAATAGATAATGATTTAAATTCATGTAATATTTTTCTAAAGTCTCAACCCAGACTGGTCTTAATACTGTCTTAGGTGCAGTAACAATAACACCCTGGATTTTCTTTTGTGTATATAGATGGCTGATATTTTCATAACTGACAATGGTTTTACCGGTACCTGTTTCCAAAAACCACGCATAAGCATCTAGATCTTTAGATAAATTTAAAGCTTTTTCCTGGTGTTTATACAGTTTGACAGGCATCATAGATCCTTTCGAGCACAGCCCATTGCTTTTCACTCACCATGATCCGTTCCTTGTACTGATCGAAACGCTGCTTCATATCAGTCATGAATTTCTTCTCCCAAGGGCTTAGCTTAGGATGGTCAAAACAGTAGTTAATGATCTCCTCTAGATATTCCAAGTCAGCCTGGTTTACGGCCATTATCTCTTTCTCCTTCTTCTAGGTAAATATCGACGATATAGTCTTTTGAGTCGTAGCCGTTTATACCATCTCATCCGCATTGCCTCCTGATTAGCCAGACAATCTGCCAAGCAGAGATTATAAAAAAAGCAATAAGTGAAATTATCACTAATATGGTTGCTAGTTTTTCACCCACATTGCCTCCAATTGAGCCCTGGTGTCATGTCCACTTTGGTGGGAAAGTCTAACTGAAATACTTTGGTCATTACCTCCTTGATGGCCAGGTCTTTTTCGTCGTTGACTTCACCTTCATCCAAGTCATAAGCCAGTTCATCGTGCACCTGAAGCATGGGCACCAAATCAAACTTTTGATAGATCTGGACCATTGCCTCCTTAATCTGATCGGCAGCGCTACCCTGAATCAGATGATTAAAGGAATCACTAGCATTAGCCCTAGGTAAGTGTAACTGTCTGCCCCCATAAGTCTTAACGAAACCCCGTTCCATGATCCTCGCTTCGCAATAACGCTTGAGTTCGGCTAACCAAGGCACCGAACGGCGATAAGCTATGAGATACTGCTGAGCCTGTTCTTCGCTAATGTGCATCATTCGGGCGAGTTTTCGGAACCCCATATTATAGCAAGTAGCCAGGGTGATAGTTTTCGCTGGAAATCTTTCAATACCCATCGACTTTTGTATGGGTTCGTAGAAGTCGGCGTTCGGGTTAATATACAAATCTCGCCATTTCTGGATATCTCTAAGATTGAGTTTGGAAGCATAATGCAGCATGAGACGGGGTTCTTGTTGACTATAATCATACTTATACCAAAACCGATTATTAGGCAGAAAGACTGAGCGGAGAAGCATTCCTTCTTCAGTACGATGGGGTATTTGCTGAACATTGGGATGAGCAGAACTAAAACGACCAGTAACAGTACCTCCATACTCACTACGGCCATTAAAGAAGTCAGGGTGAAGACGTTCGCCACATAGGTTCTCCTTGATTCCCACGCAGAAAGTGTTAACTAATCGGTGGAATTGTCTAGCCCTATATAATGCCTGAACCTGAAAGTGATCGAATGATTCTAAATACCAACCGGGGAATGATGGCATGCCTAGCGGATGAGCCTTAGTTGGTTTAGTTTTAAAGATAGGTAGGTTTAGATTATTAAATAGTTTTGCTATTTCCATCGCTGCCCAAATATTATTTATTCCAGTCAATCTTTGATTCTGTTCAAACTCCTTAGTAAAACTTTTTTCAAGTTGTTCAAGTCGTTTCAGATCGATCTTAATGCCTTTAGCCTTCATCTTAATCATAATGGGGATTAAAGCAAATTCACGCTTAGCTGCCTCCGAATCTCTGTATTGCCATAGCTTACGATCTAGCTTAGCAGTTAATTCAACATCCTGACAACAGTACTGAGCTACCTTTCGCATGGGCATCGATGATAGCTTGTTAGGATCAATTTCAATCTTTTCACCGATACCGTGATGTTTACTGAGCCATTCGAGTGAATGATGATGATGTGAATTATTCTCTAATTGTGAGGTCAAGAGAGTGCAACAAAGATTCTTAGGAAACCAGCCAAACTCGTAATTCAACCAGCCCACGTCATAGAGAATATTATGACCAACGATACAAGTTGAGCTAGGTATACTATGAAGATAATCGGAAACCTGCCCTGCATCAACGTTTTGTGCATCCTGGTGTCTAATAGGGTAATACTCACTAGATTGATCATCACATTTGATACCAATACCAAGAATATAACCCTGACCCCTGACATAACCAGCCCCTTTCTGTTTAATTCCTGGATCTGCGGTTTCGATGTCTACTACGATACGCTTGGTTTCATCTGTACGTTTAAAGCTAGGTGAGGTCATAGAATAGATCCGTCATTGGCTCCATTATAACAAGTCTCTTTTTTGCCCTGGTTAAGCCTACGTACCACACTCTCCGTTCGGCTTCGCTATATAGATTATCATCTACGGCTGGACTGACATCAGGAAGTATAACTACATTATTTACTTCAGCCCCCTTTGCTCCATGTATTGTTGATTTATAAACTTTAATGTGTTTATTTTTATTTTCATCCTTTTCATAGAGCCAACACCATTCTGGCATTCCATAATCTTCTAATTCAGCTTTTCTTCTACTCAGTATATGTCTATGTCTAGCCAACACTAAATATGGCTCATTCAATTGAAATGTCGGTGATATATGGTAAACTGATCCATCATCCTCTCTAAAAGTGTGTGAATCAGTTAATATATTGTGAGCCTTACCGTTTATTCCAGTGGGTAATCGATAGTTTTTAACTAATACATCAACATCGCACTGATCAACTAGGCTTAAATACTCCTTGCGATCAACCCCAGCCCATTCAAATATCATTTGGTTGCCATCTCCGGCAAATACAGTATGTTTAGCTCCATGTATTAGTTTATATATTACCTGCATCTGTAATGGAGTTAAATCTTGTAATTCATCTACACAAAGTAAGTCTAATACAGGAAATCGTACATCGTCAGCTAATGCCATTTTTAACATATCATTATAGTCAACTAAATTATTCTCGGTTTTAAATTGCATATAAGATCTGAGCATGCTTACATCAAATACATCAGGGGTTTCCATCTTAGCTTCAGCTATTTGCAATTTACGGTACTCAACATCATCTTCGGTCATATGATACCAATCATCGTTATCATCAGCTATTTGAGTTGGATTAGTAGTTGTTTTAAAGCTGTAACCCTTTTGTTCGCCAAAAGCCTTTAGATGCTTATCATTCACCACTTGCTGACGACGTAAATCAAGTAAATTAAAACAAAGGCTATGAATAGTCCTTGTATTCTCCAAATCATTTTTTGAGAAGTGCTTGGAGAGTCGTTGTTTGGCTTCATTGGCAGCCCTCTTGGTAAAAGCTAAGAAAGCAAAATTTTTAGAATTAAGCCGTTTGACTCTTTCTGTTAGTTGGTAAGTTTTCCCTGTACCTGGTCCTCCAAGTATCAGTTCCGGTTTCATAATATATCTCCTTTAACCAATCCAATTCTAAGCTTAATTTGCTCCTCTTCGTCTAAGGTTATCTTAACACTGTTACAACGATATGTTTTTCTGCCTCCTGGTTTGGGATCAATAGGACGTAAGCCTTTATCTTTAAGAAACATCTGAACTAGGCCTTTAGCTAGCATAATACGCCTATATTTTAAAAAACTAAAAAATGATTCACTTCTATAAATAACTTGTTGATTGACTTCATCATACCAAACTTTATTTTCTATAACTTCCTCAAACTTATTACTAGTTATTAGTTTACTAGTAACAAATTGCATGAAAATAGACGGTAATTCACTGGATGCAAACATAGATGATTCTTTAATTTCAACTGCTTTTTCTATTTGAGATTGCACAAAACTTTCCCATTGAACTGCCTTCATTTTTGGAGGTAAAGTACCAAGTATACTCATGCATTTCATTTGAAATTTATCGTATTTATAAAACTCGATGGTAGATAGTGTTAGTCTTCCTTTATTTGTTTCAATAATCCATACTGTATCATCACCAGGTATTCTAATAATATTAATAAAAAGGGGTAAAGAATCCTTATCACCAATGCCGTATTTACGTGTATAGCATTCAGTTGCATTGCAGAAAGTTTGAAGCGGTTCACTATGGCATTGGTATCGATAATCTTTACCTTTATCCAATGATCTAATAATTGTTTCTACTTCTTTATTTTCAAGAGGAGCCGTAAAAAGTTTTTCATTATATTTACGTAATATTGCTTGCCATTCATCTGGCTGAGCTTTTTTAAGATAGACGCCTATATTAAGTAAACTAGTATTGCGGGTTCCTTCTGGAAACCCATTAATACTCATAAATTGAAGACACGGAGGTCCATCTTCAATAGGACTTTGACTATAATCAATATATGACTTACCCCAAAGTTCGTTTCCTACTCTTTTACTGTAGGCGTAATCGATGAATTCAGAGAGGGTGAGTTCCCTGAGAGGTCCCCTACCATTTGTATTAGTATCGCCTGTAAGCCTAATACAGTACCTAGTGGCACCATAATAAGGCATATTAAGAAAATTACCAGTAGAACCAGGTATGATCACCCCCTGTTTGGGAAATATTTCTGGACTAGTTAAGTTTAACTGCGACACAAAACCTTGTAAATAAGCTATCATGGTTTTAGCTGCAATAGGTTGTTTACAAAATAGGAATAACCAAGCACCCCCTGATTTACTTTTACAGCAAATTAAAGGTAGTGCTCTTATTTTAGTTAATAGGTCAACAAAATCTAATTCATAGTCGTCTACATCTATTACTCCCCAATGACATTGAGAATCTGCGTTAATGGGAATTATACCTAGACTCGGTGGATCACCATTTAAATGATCTAACCACATTTCTACAGTAGGTGAACTATGTACAATAAACGCTTTGCCATCTAGTTTTTTCCCCTTGTAGCCAGTTGGAGTGAACTCTCCATGAGCTAAGTCAGAACCTCTGAATAATTCGTACATCTGTTTTGCTTGCCATTCATCGGCCATCATCCACCTATGTTTGCCCCCATTACATTAACTTATATCGGATCTTCTCCTTCTCCGTTACTTCCAGTTATTGGCTGATAAGCAATCGCCTGAGTTGGCAGGAAATCAGCTTGGCTCTGGTATGTTATTTTGGCATTGTTATACATTTCCAGAGTTTTGACTTCACTATCAAACTCAATCTTCCAACTATACCAGATGCCTTGGGTATTACTTTCGGAGACCACTGATAATTTATAGATATTAGAAAAGATAGGCATCGTCACGCCTTCACGTTTACGAGCCATCATCATAGTATTCCATTGTTTTGATTTTTTCATCTGAGTTTTTTCCATTTTGATGATGACTCGATCCCAATGCTCTTCTTGCAGCATGCACAGGTAGTAATTTGTCATCACCAAGTCGTTCATATTACTCGAACGGTATTTGTGTAACTGATTTAGTGGATCAGTAACCATATCAGAGGGGGGATCAGAAATAGGGTAAGTGCCTGCAAAACCAGTTCGATTCGGTTTCCATTCAACCCACTGAGACGAAAACCTAACTGGAATGACGTGGACACTGCTATAGCATTGACGAGAATTAACACTAAATATGTGTCCAAGTTTAGCCTCAGGAGCATAAAAAGGTCCTCCCGGTTGCAGTTGTGGTGAGAGTCCCTGCAGGATAACCAGCCAGGGGGCTGTGAAATCCTTCGCCTGCATTGTTTCGAAGCCGAGGCTCTCATCACCAGTTACATCAATCTTGTCATTAGGCATGATTCATCTCCTCTGCTTTGCGTTGAATAGCTGACCAAGTAACATAACGTGGATTGTTTGAGTTATGAATGACTAATTTCTTAGTTAGTAACCTCCTCATAGTATTTTGCACTGGATTAGGTCTTTGTTTTATTGCATCAGCTACGGCCTTAACAGTAGATTCACCGTGTGCTTCAAGCCACTTAAGAACAGTAGCCTCAGTCGCTCCAAGCTTCACCCCATTATAATTTATCGAAGCATATCTATTACCACGTTTAGGAAATGATGGTATGACTAGTTCCTTTGGTTCCTCCATTGGTTGTGCTAGAATTTCTACTACTAACCTTCGACTTTTCTCCTCCAATTGAGCTATGAGTTTAGTAACGTCGATCAGTTCCCGTAATGCACTCTCCTTGTTCATTTGACTACCCTCAGTTTAAGTGGTTGTCTTCTTCGACGATAATGTCCCCGGACTAAATAAGACTGCACATAGTAGCTGTCATTATGATCCCCAGTGTAGGAAGTGTTCATCTTGGTAAACAGTTCTTGCAAAATTTTACGTTGGTTCGCTGAATGAGCTTCCAGCATTAGCTTGTCAAATTTCATGCTATTCCTTGGGTGGCTTCATGTACTTGTTCCACTCCTCTGGTGTCACTCCCGATATTAAAAACTCTCGCTGCTCGACAGTCAGCCACGGAAAGATATCCTGAATTAATCTTTTGCTCTTATCCCAGTAATCTAACTGCACTGGAGTTACAGGAAGGTCCATCTCGTTCTTCTTGCCGGTTAACAGTGATCGTTTCTTGATTATCATCTCATCCACGCCTTTCGACCGATGTAGTGATTATACATCTGATCGGCTCCAGATATATTGTTGCCTGCCTCCGTCTGTTCTTTGAGCCATGCCTCCAGGGTTTTGGGATGGATATTCTTAGTTATTATCTCGTAATCCAAATGATATTCATCGCAGATTATCTTAAGCGCATTGATATCCACGATGTTCTTAGTCCACACGGTGAAGCTTTGTTTAACCAGTCCTCCATAGCCATTGGCTTCAAGCCATTCATAAAAAACGTGAGCTTTATTTGGATCTATTCTCTCTTTGCCATCTATCATGGCTTTAAATAGCGTAGCATGATAATTTGCCCTGACACTAATTTTAGTGCCATCGGCCAGAGTTACACCAGGTAACATCTGCTCGTCCATTACTGCTGGAATGGTGGTTTCTTCCAATTCCTTCTTCTTGGTTCTTTCTTTTGCTATAACAGCCTCCAGTTGTTTAATCCGTGCGTTGGATTCACGGAGTTGCTGAGCCAATCGCTCAATAGTTTGACTGAATTTACCGTTTGGTGTTGCTGCCACTATTTGGTCCTCATCCAAGCCACAATTAATCTGACTGCCTGATAGATATCTGTAATAGTCTCCATTTTAGCATCTAGATTCAGTGATAACTCATACTTTTGATTACGATAGCGGATGACAAAAGTCTTGCCACCGTATAAGGCATGTCTTCTGATCCAGCTAATCTGTAACGGTTCGAGTTTGTTATCACCATATTTGAATTCAACCCAAAATTCGCGACCATGATATGCAACATCGGCATCAGGAATACCTTGACTAGTCAGGTTAGATTCAATCCGAGTAATGTGAGCATTGCCACCCACTTCCACCGTGAATTCACCTAAAAACTTATGATATAGATCAGTCTCATTTTTCAAGAGATACTCCTTGAATGCCTGCACGCTAGTATGGCTCATTTTGACAATACCTCCGGATGCCGTCCATACGCATCGGTTTACAATTGCGACAGTAGACCATGACCGGATTATCCGCAGTAACATAGTATTCAGCCACTGCTGATACAGTGTAAAGTAACTGGCGACGGCATACATTACAGGTAAGATGGCAAAAGCAGTCACACCCACCAGTACAGCTAGCATGACCAGGTTTCTTTTTTTCACGATTCCCATTGCGACAGGGCTGACAGATAGTTTTCTTCACAGATAATCTCCTTGAATTTATCTAAGGTAATCCAATGATAAGTAAGCTGACTATCAGGATTTTTAAATTGCTTAGTATTAGGAAATACTTCTGACAATTCATATCTATCTAAAAAAGTGAATATTCGAGGATTAGTTAAGCGACAGAATCTTACAATCTTAGAAACCCTGAAGTAGACTTTATCTTGATGCAAGATCAACCAAGAATCATATTCGGGATAGTATTTCATATACTCCCAATAGTACTTAAGTGCCTGCTCTGCTAGGTTCATTGGTCCTCCTTTACCCATTTGAAACTTCATTTTCGCATTTTGCGAATTACGAGCGGCCTCGCGCGTTCAGTTTATACCTTTTTCAATCTCAGAACAAGGATTTTTTCAAGATATTAGATTTTTTTCAAGCTTTGCGTTTATTGTATAAGCTCAGCTAATAGCAAATAAAAAGCGAAAGTTGGCTGCAAGATCCGTGCCAAGTCTCATTATGGGACATGTCCTGACACATGTTGCACAAAGTTACACAGTTTGAAACAATTTCTACACAGTCAGGCTATTTGCCCTAAAAAACATGAGGAAAATCAAGCACTTTTTATTTAGCTGATCGGCTGTTGGCAGGCACGTCGATTGCAGTTACTATGGATGTCTACCAAAACCAAAGCTGCTAGCGGCAGAGAGCAACGGTAGCGTCTCCGGGCTAGGTCAGGTTAACAGCCTGATGACAGGGGTATAGGTCCGCGAGGTCAGAGCCAAGAAACAATCGCGGGCAACGTGCCTCAGCAAAGACGACTGATAGGCACAGTCTGTGACACGGCGCGATTGCGCGGTAACGTGCAAGAATCGTGCCAACTTCTCAGTTCACACCCGTCAGGGTGAGAAGTTAACAATATCAGTAGGTGATTACGTGAATTAAGGAGAGAACACAGCTAACAGACAGAAAAAGAGGATATAGATGCCAAGGGCAAGGTACAGGTTTGATTACGCAAGTTGGGACGACAAGGTTCGAAATAAACCCATAGGATGGGATGTTGAGATTCCGGTGGGCGATACAGTTAAGCAAATCCAGATGGAATTTGAATCGCCAAGGGGACATTTGCAGTTAGATAGACTGTCAGATGGTAGATGGGTAGTTTCAACCAATCTTCCAATTCAAAACGCGACCACGAAACCGTCAGACAGCGATGATACTGACGATAGCAACGGAAATAAGTGAGAATATGAGCACTACAGAAAAGGAAACTCGGGCAATGGCGCAAGCAGCAAGGCTGCAAGCCGAAGAGAAGGTAACAGCTAGGAAACAAGGCGAAGCCGAGCCAGTCGTGGTTACTAACGGCGAATCGGTAGCAGGTGATGAGGACGTTAGTCAGGCACAAGCAGAGCCTATCACGGTCAGTGTCATTGGCACTCACATGGGTATCCGCAAGTCATGGCTGTGTTCAGTGACTTTCCGTGAACTGCTTAACTCGACGCGATACGCTAAAGACCTATACGCCAGTCAGCTACCTGATGGCCATGAGGATATCGGCAAGAAACCAGAACAGATTGAGGCTAACCTGCATATTTTCGAGCGATATCAACGCGCTATCGACATGAAGCGAGTCAGGGAAATCGCTGATTATCTGCTGGCTAATGATGACAGGTACTTCCCTCCGATTCTCTGCATTCCAGCTAATAATCAAATGCTGGATGTGCTGACCAAATTAAATGGCAATGCCAACGGCAATCAGACAGCTAGCATTACTATACCTCCGCATTGGCTGCTGATTATAGACGGTCAGCACCGTACAGCAGCTATCGATTACGTTCTTAAGCTGTTGGTCAGTCTCCGCGAACGGTTAGCCAGAGTGTTAGCAGACGGTGGACAGGGTGAAGCGGTAGAAGAAATCGGTGGGCAACTGCGTCATTTCAGCGATATGTCTGAGATTCCTAATCTCGAAAATGAGAGAATCGGAATTCAGATAACCGCAGTTGACCCGACTGATACTGCGGAGCGACACACACTGTTTGGCGATGTCAACAAAAATCCAAAGCGTACCAACAAGGCTCAAAATTTGGCCTTCGAAGAAAGGTCCGAGCCAGTGCTGTTGGCTAAACAGGTAGCGATGCGACGTCGCGAAACTGGCGAGACTGCCGGTAGTGTGCGGTTGACTGCGCCAGTAATCAGCCAGTATATTGACTTCGATAGGAGTACACCTAAAAAGAGTAAGAGCGGAGCCAAAGGATATACACAGCATATCCTCAGTTTCTCTAATCTATGCACCCTGATACAGGTGGAGCGTAAAACCCGTGGTAAGTTCGACTGCGCTTTCACAGGCAAGTATAGCAGGCAGTTAAGTGTGCAAGAGACTGGCAGAGTGATTGATGCAGTAGTGTTCAATCTGCCGGAGTTCACTCAAGTGCGTGATGCTCACAAGGGATTCGGTGATATCAGCGAAGACTACGTTGTATATCACAGTGTCGCCTATCAGGCATTAGGTCGCGTAATTTATGATTACCTGATGGCTATCACGGATAATCAGGTTAGGGATTCGTGGGCTTTCAGTGTGGATGAGGTGGTGGTGATTATTCGCGAGACCATGCGCCGTATGAATCGTGAGGGGCTGTGGAACAGTGAACACGAAAATTGGAATGATCCGAATCACAGGGTTGTGGTTTTGGACAAGGGTAAGTACAAGGTGCTAACTCAGAGAGGCAATTTCGAACAGTGTGTTTACTGGCTCCGTGAGTACTTCAAACAAACCACCCCACTACCGATGGTTTTAGATAGCGATGATGACGAACTGTTCGACGATTCTGAAAACGGTTCAGCAGACGATAGCTTAGCCGAAGAGGCAGGGGCTAACTGAGCGTAGCTTCCAGCTATTCGGTGCGGTGTCGCGTAGCGAGGTGCTTGTATCAGTAGACAGTAAATTAGCATAGCGTGCGTTAGAACCGTGCATGCTGCCAGAGCTAGGGCAATGGTTACAGTTCATTCTAGGATTGGAATGATGCGGACGGTGTCCGTATGCTTGGGTTCGGAGCCATAACCATTGGGCACATAACATCTAGTAACGGTTCGATTCAATTTAAGTGAACAGTAGGTGAACAGTAGGTGAACAGTAGGTGAACAGTAGGTGAACAGTAGGTGAACAGTAGGTGAACAGTAGGTGAACAGTAGGTGAACAGTAGGTGAACAGTAGGTGAACAGGTATAG